AAGCAGAACCACTGATTAGTACAATCCCCGTTACGATAGCCAAAACCTTCTTCATCTAACCCTCCTTAATTAACTCTTGTTCGTATGTTCATACCAATTCAATTCTATTACATGGTAATTATCGTTATTGTCTAAACTAGTGGCTCTAAACGCATATTGCTGATTTTGTTCTAATAGAAACTCATATCTCCCTGATGCCGCTCCTCCAGCCTGACCTATACCCAAAAAACCGCCAGAAGAGCCTATAATAACTGAAGCTATTACTGTCCCGGTTATATTAGCACCAGCCGCTTGTGCTTCATTAAACGTAGTAACATTATTAGATACAGGAGCGGCTTGAACAGAAGTAACTTCACTTAAAGTATTGCTATTCCTGTCTCTATTATAGGGCGTTATTTGCGTTCCCTCATCATTATCAATAGTAGGATTTTCTAATATCTCAAGTCTGGTTAAAGAAGTGCAAAATCCAGTAGCCACTATGTGAATCCATTTTGTTGTGTCAGGAGTATTGAACGCAACAACAGATTGTTCACCAGTATTTGTACATTGGTTCTCAAAACATACTACAAAAGCATTACCGCTATGTATTTCATGGTGTTCATATTCAATCGTTTCAATAGCGTGAGTAGCGGCATCCATCTCTATTGGTCTGGCATCATCATCATCACGACGACCGTAAATAGCACTTGCCGTTACTATCCCTTTCTTACCGTCAAGGTCATGTGTGCTATCCGTTAAGGTTTCTACTTCAACGTCATTCACCCCATCAGTAATCTGGGTCTTTTGCGTACCGTCTGTCTGATTGGCAATACTATCATCCTGCTTCTCTTCCGTAGCAGGATTAATCAATACTCCAAGAAGATTTGCTAGTTGCCTTACATGCTCATCCATTCTTTAACGCCCTCTCCCTTGCATCAAGGGTTTTACTATACTCTCTTAAATCTTTTGCCTGTAAATTCAATGCTTGTTGTTTACTCGCTAACATACGCTCTTTATCCTTCATCTGCTCCATTAACTCTTTACCTTTCTCCAAAGTAGTCTTGCTGTTAGCAATCAATTTCTCTGCCTGAACATTTTTCATGTTTACTTCAGCTTCTTGTTTCTTTAATGCCTTATCTTTCCGTTCGTAAATACTAATCTGCTGCTCCACTAAGAGCCTATCGGCTTTAAGTAAATCTTCCCTTTCGTTAATCGCATTGGCTGATTCTGTCAGGGTAGCTTCCATATCCCTTACTAACGCTCTGCGTTCGTCTAGTTCATCCAAGGTTTCTTCATCCCTGGCTCTGGCTACCGCTAGTTCCTTGAGTTCTTTCTGTATCGCTATCTGAGTAGCCTTTGCTTTCGCTTCTGCTTCCCTGATACCGGTTGCCTTGTTCTGCAACGATTGATCCAGTTTCTTCAAACTAGCTTCACGTTTACGCAAATCCACCAATCTGGTATCTGCATCAGCTTGTGCTTGATTGAGTTCAGCTTCCATTTCCTCTTTAACCTGCTCCTTTTTTTTGAGTTCAGCTTTGATCTTATTCATCTCACTAATAGCTTTAATCTTCTCAGCTTTAGCAGCAGTAATATCATCTGCCGCTTCAGCCTTGTTCTGTTCAAGTGCCGCAATCAATGCTTCCTTCTTTTTACCTAACGAAAGAATATCAGCTTTGATCTTCCCTAATTCAGCGTTGTACTTCGCTATTGTAGAAGGATTAGGTTTCCCCTTTAGTACAGTCGTATAAACAGTATCTTCGCCTTCCCATCCCATGATTCCTCCTTTTTACGCATCTTCCATTCTGTAAAAGTAAGCGGTGACTAAAGTATCCGTTTGATTTCCTGCCTGTCCGGTGATAAGTATACGGATATAGTTCATCGGCACAGCACTAACACTGGTAATGAAATATGTTTCCTGGGTAAGGTTAGTTACAATATCCGGTGCACCGTCAGGAATAACGTAGTTTGTATCCGCTGAACCTTCAGTTGTGGGTCTTGTGAAACTCTGCTCATACTGCACCAGCAGGTCAGGGGTTCCCAGAACAGAAGTAGCCACAATCGCAATCCCGAAATTAGTTCCATGAGAACCAATATCGATTGAATCGCTTCTTACCGCCCCAGTACCATTAACCAACTCCGCACTAAATATCGTAATATTTCCACCAACTCTAGCCATTTGCTACCTCCTTTTTAACCACTTCCCACATTGCTATCGCTAAGAGCGCAATTATCATCAGGTGTGGCATATGAAACGTGAAATTAGTTAAACAGTTAATTGCTACACAGCAAAGAACACAAAATATTATTAGTGTTTCTTGTGTCTTCTTCATCTTAATAAATTTATATATAGAATCTGCGATATACCCTATCACAGCTAATAAGCTAAACATTCCTGATTCATAAAGTATTTGAAAATATTCGTTATGCGCTTCTAAAACCCTGTTGCCTACCGGCCTCAAAACCTTAAAATTCCCTAATCCATAACCCTTAAACCAAGCTGCCTGACTCATATTCTTTACTATTTTCTCCCACCAAACCAACCTGCCCTGCGCTCCTTTCCACCTGTACAACACATAAACAATATTCATCCCCAAGATAACAAAAAACAATAGTAACCAGAACGTATCTATCTCTTTGAAACTATCCAAATAAAAGAACAGGAAATAAGCAAGTGTAAACGCTGCAAGTAACATTCCCCCTCTGGTATGGCACACTGTCCAGTTCTTTAGGAACAGGGCTGAAAGAACCACCGGTATTAATACCCACCATTTACGCCTGAAAAAACACGGTAAACATATCCCTATGAGTGCTGACAGGTGATTAGGATTGTGCATGAACCCCACTACTATCTTGCGTGTGAATGTCAGGTTATCCGTATTGTTCTTGTACGGGTGGTATATCGGGTCAAAGTCAAAGAACTGACCCCAAGCATACAACGCATTTAATAACGCAATCACACAAAGCATGTTCAAAATCGGTGATAATCGTTTATTGTTCAAAGATTGAACAAGCAAGCATAATATCCCCATACCGCAAGCTACTTTAAAAAAGCTGAAGTATACTGGGGCTGTATGGTGTATGAATGCTGTAACCGTACAAGCCAAGAAGAACAATCTCAACCACCAGTTCTTTATCCAGCAAGCTGCTACCATGAAGAACACAAACAGTATCCATACCTCTTTAGCTGCTCGTATTTGAAAGAATTTCGGGTACATATACCCAAAAAACGCTATGAGAAAGACCGATATTACTAACCATGTGGTATTCTTTTTCATTATCCACCATCCTTGGGGGAGAGGCATTATTTCACCCCTCCCCCGTTTAACTCTCTCACAAAATCAGTTTTAGTCGTTGTCTGTCCAAGTACCATTAATCGCTGTTACAAACCAGCCACCATTACCGTCACAAGCCAAAGTTACTGAAGTCCCTGTAGCGCTAGCAGCACTCAGCAATCTATCTCCACCGGCTAAAGAATTGCCGCTAGGAGAATAGATAATCGTGTCTGTCCCGGTAGGATCAATGTTCACTTGGCTGCTAGTAAAAGCAACAATAGTGTAAACATTGCCGGCTGTAACTCCTTCAGGCAACGTCATTGTTACTCCATTTGCAGTAACCGCAAACAAATTACCACTATCAGAACTAACTAAAATTGTACTTGCGGTAATTGCTTCACCACCAGTCATCCTGAAACCAGCTCCCTGAATCACTCCATCTGAAGTAATATCACCTACCCCGGTAACAATACCAGAAGGGTCAATATCCCAATCAGATGAATTAACTGTTAAGGTTTCATCACCATCACCAATGGAAATGTCTGAACCATCAGCATCAAGTGAATCGAGAGCAATCTGACCTACATTAGCAATGTTGGCGTCACCATTATCAATACCGGTAACGTTAATCGAACCGCTCGTACCGCCATCAATAATCTGCATTAAAGTATTCGTGCCATCAGTGAAATTAATCTGACCATCTACGTCATTCTCCATCGTTTCACCATTAATCATCTCAACAATACTGAGTCCAACCAAATCAGCTGAAGTGCCAGTATCACGGAGAATCATCAAATCGTTGGTGCCGTCTGTGAACGCTAGATCACCATCAGTAATGTTCTCGATCTCTTCTCCGTTATCAAAGATAACTTTACGAATCCCCGACAAATCACCTGTAGTGCCAGTATCAACGATTGACCATAATGTGTTCGTGCCATCAGTAAACGAAATCGTGCCATCGGTAGAGTTATCAATGCTCTCACCGTTGTCTAGCACAACCACGCCACTACTGTTTACCCGAAACACATCATCAGCACCGCCTTCATCCGTTATGGTGAATCTATCGCCTATTGCGGCGTACAACACAAACCCTACTCCTAAGACAGAAATAAGGAATGCGATAAATAGAACTTTTTTCATACCTTATCCCTCCTTGATATCTCTATCGTTAGGCAGCTGCGTATTCGCCCCATAGGCCCAAGCCACTGGTAGCACCACGATCATAATCCGTCACCACATCAAAGTGGATAGACTTATTACTATCTTGTGTCCACCGGCTCATTTTAGGTTTCATAAACCATACAAGTTTCATCCTGTGATCCGCTTTGTCACTCAGCAAATACCAACTGTTAATGTTATTCAGAAGATTGTTCTCAATCGGAATCAATCTGTTGAACATGAAGTTGCTGTCGTTGTTAGCGGAACCAGGGATCTGTGCGCTTTTAAGAATCGCATGTACTACTGACGCCTTGTTAGGATGAAACATGATATATTTCGGCTGGTTTCCACCAGGAGCAACATCATGTCTCAGAGTTGTGCTCATCAGATAGTATGCGTTATTAACCGCACTAATACTCAATGCACTTGCCGCACCAGGAATGTTATCGTAAGTACCGCCATAGAGGTTAATATGTGCGGTATCAAAAATGAACAATCCGTCTGGAGTGGTATAAGTATCATCTCCATCGTTGAACAATGCTGTGCAATCTTCATCAACAGTCTTCTTAACTGCCATACCCAGCATTTTGGAACTTTGGGAAACAATTCCCAATCTCTGGTATTTCCAGGTTTGCCGGCCAACTACGATAGACAACCCTCTGCCAGTTGCCACATACTGTTTCGTGCTACCGTATGTGAAATCAGCGGTCGGTACGTCTTCAAGTTCACCAATCTGCTGTAAATACCCTATGCCGCCAGCTTCCAGTTCTTCCCAATAATAATCTGCGGAACTCTCCACATTCATAAACTTGTCATAAACTGGGCTGTAAGCCTTTGCTCCTTCTGCATAACCACGCTTGACGATCGGACTAAGCTCATCCGCAATGGTCGTTAGTGTTATAGCCATGAGTCATTCCTCCTTTACTTAGACACTCGCTTGATCGCCAGCGAAGATAGATTCGTTAAATACAACAACCATGTCAGTGTTACTTCCCCACGCATTATCAACAGCATCTACTCTGCCTAATACACGCAGTTGTAATCCTGAACCATAGTCACTGCTGTTAAGTTCCTGAATGGATCTACCCCTAAATGTATCAGCAGCACCATCAACATGATTGGCTGTAGCACCAATATTTGCCAACGCATCTGTACCGTTACCCTGAACAATAAACCGTGTTCCAGGTAATGCAAGCGCTACATCAACAAATCCTGCTGTACTAGCAGCTAAAGACTTCTGCGCTACCATGCTAGAGTTATAACAATTCGTTACAACGCCAACTACGGTCACACCGGCATTAGCAGCAGCACGGGCAACGTAACCGTCCCCATCCTGGTCAACGCAATCGCCAGGAGCGACTGTAAGTGCTTCATCGCCCTGAACCTCAAAGCGTTTAATCGTATACTTCTCGTTCTCCATAAGACTAAAACCATTTGGTCTGTCTGGCATTATAATCCTCCCTTACTTGGCCTTTTTCTGTTTCCTTACTTTGCGGATCGTTTGTTTGACCCCTCTCGCCTCGGGTACTGGTGTTAGATTCCGTTTCTCAGCTAACTCGGCCTTTTTTTGTTCTATAGCGGCCCTCATTTTCTTCGGCATCTCAATCAACACCAAAGTTTCATAATACTGCTGTCTTACTATCGTACCGTCTTCTCTTCGTTTTCCGTACGGTGCTCTTACTTTAGGGTCAGTAGTTTTCTGAAACCCTTTCTTTATGACCCCTGCCATAGCGGTCTTGTCATTCTCCAGAGCCCATTCGTAGTATTTGTCTGGATCTCCAATAACCTTTGACTGGTCTTCCCAGTGGTCTTCTATTTGTTCAATTTTTACTTCTACCTGTTCGTCTGCCATAAATCCCCTCCTACATTAACCTCATGTATTCTTCCTCAGTCATGTTGGCTTTACGAGCCAAATCCCTCTGCCTTTGTGTTAGTGTTTTCGTCTTCGTACTAGCAGCACTACCTGAAGGGCTACTAGCGAGTTTCGCTGTTGGTACAGTCTTCTTAGATTTCTCTGCTTTTGCTCTCCAATACAAAGCTTCAAAGCCAGCTCTACTGTTCATGTCAAAATTAGATCGGTCATTAGCACTCATGTTGTCCCATAACTCAGCCATGTCTTTTTTGAGTGTTTTAAAATCTGTGTGTTTATCAGAAAACTCTTTGCGTATCCGTGCCGCTTCATAATTACGCACATTAGACGCTTTACGCATTTCCTTCATAACCTCAGCAGTAAGCTCGTTACGGCGTTGGTACATCATGTAATCAACCGCCTGCTGTATTGTCTGAAGCGGATTATTTGCCAGATCGTTAAGGAACTTCTTATTCGCCTCATCCATGCTCAACTGCTGTTGTGGCGGTTGCGCTGGCGGCTGTTCCTTCTCCGGTTCTGGCGGTAACTCCTCTTCTGGTTCCTCTTCTTTCGGCTCTTCCGGTTTTGGCGGTAGAGGTACTTCTTCTTTCTTCTCCTCCGCCATATCTTCTGGAAACAAATCGTTTAAATCGCCTACAGAATCCAAATCGTCTATTTCTGGTTCAGGGGATTTCGGTTTCTCTTCTTCTTGGGCTGGATCTGGTAGTTTAGCCCCTTCATCAAAAACATCCACTTCAAGTGGCTCTTCTTTCACGTTTTGTTTTTCTATCGCTTCAGGACTCATTTAATCCTCCTTGTAACTCTGATTTAGTTGTTTTTTTAAGTCTTCAATCTCTTTTGTTAATGGTCTGCGTTGATAGCCCGTATAGTTAACGTTATAGTTCATGGGTACTCCGTGTTTACAGTTGATAGTTATATTTCCCGTAAACCCTGTTTCCCACAGGTGAACCATTTTATCCGCCATTTCAGCACGGGCTGCTTTCTCCTTTTCAGATAATTTCGTCTTCAAGGTCTCTTTCTTTGTTTCGTCCATGCTTCCCCTCCAGTTTTTGTAGTTTTTCTCCTGCTCTATCAAACGTCTTCAGTATGTGTTCGTATGTTTCTACTTTCGATTGCAATTTAAGATAGTCACCCCAACTAGGCTGGTACGCAAATTCACTCCATGCTTGCAAATAACCTCGTATCAGAATGTCTTCGTATACCTCCCAATCAGCGTGTTTCCCTAATCTCAATAATGCAGCGAACTCTTTTTGGATCTCTCTTAGTCTTTGTTCTGGCGGTAACTTGTCCTTCTTGGTTTTAGTTAGTTTTCCTTGTAGGTATTCCAAGAACCTATCTGAATATTTGTGAAACATTTACCCTCCTATCTTGGTAGTGGTGAAGGTGTTTGAAACGATCTCCTTGCCTGTTGCTGGCTCGGTATTGGTGATTCGCCACCGGCTCTAGGTTGTAGTGCAGCTTCAGGATTGTTTATCATCCCTAAATCAGGCGGTTGTGCCCCAGGCGATTGTTGTTGTTGTGCAGGAAACACAATGTCAAATCCAGGTAATCCAAACGTTTCCCAAAACATCTTCGCTAGGTGTCTGCGACCTTGGTAATTCTGCTGTACTTCAGGGAACGCCAGGAACGTACCTAGCATTGCCTGTACAGCCTGCTGTTTCATTTCCCTAGCGGCATTAAGAATATTTATATTAACGTCTACTCTGAGCCCACCGGCATCAAGAGCGTACTTAAAGAGGAGATTAAATATCTGGTTCAGTTTCGGTTTAAGTGTTTCTAGCATGTACTGAATAATTAAATTACCCTGCCCGATAACCGTTGCTATACCACGATAGGTTCGGTGTTTGAGGACATTGCTCTGACTAGGCATGGTTTGGTCTAGAAGTCCCGAGAAAGATTGTCGATAGGCATTGAGCATTTGTTCCTGAGCTACTGAGCTTTGGCTCATCTCAGGCGGTTTAAGCAGGGTAATATCGTTTTCTCCCTGGCGAGGTATCATTACACCAGGAGCAAGTACCTGTTCGTCAGGATCAAACCCACTACCTTCCCTGAACGTACCCATCATACCGTTCTGAAGAGTAATATTATTAATCCTGCCATTAACAAAACTATTTACTGCATCGTGTATTGAAGTTATATAATGCACATAACTACGGGTATTAACTAAAAGTTTAGTTTCAGTGTCAAAAGAATGGATTTGAATTGGGCGTTCAATATCCGAAAACTCCTGACACCGAAACACTGTCTTTGTACGACGGTCAATTTCAACGATACACAACTCATCAAATCCGTCATTGTTAATATCGTAGTAACAGTAACATTCCCAAACCTCTAGTTTTGCCCGTTGTTTAGATATATCCCCCACGTTGGAGGTATCAAGTGTGGTTAATCTATTTTGCTCAATCGCAAAATCGTCTTTAACGTAACCACCCTTGTTATAGTGAAGTTCAACTTTCTCATAAGCATCTTTATCGTAATATTCAGCTTTAACAGCACGTTTAACATCATCTAAACTCATAAATTTACGATAAGTAATAAATTCTGCCTTTTCTTGTTCACGCTCTTCTGTATCTTCAGGGAAGATAATTTCATCTAAAGTTAAATACTTTACGCTCGTACCCTCGTTAATCTTGTGGAACGTTAACCCTATCTCGGTATCAGCGGTAAACCCAGCTATGTCTTCTTCCGTGTACTGTTCGTTAATTATCTTCTGGTACTTCTCTGTATATTCTTCGTCCATAACCCATTCGGTGTATGTACGGTATTCTTTAACTGGCCTGTATCCCTTCTCCTTAACCACTCTAATTCCCACTATCCCGTCAATCAGGTATGTGTGAAAATAGTCCGAAAGGAAATTGGGGATATCCAACTTAGTATGCGCCAGCTTTGTGAATTGTTTCTCTAACTTGTTCTTAAACTCATAATCTAGTTGGTCGCTATCAATCACAACCAGGGGAGTTGAAGCAACGATTATGTTGGTAAACCTTGCCACATAAGCACGCACATCTGTCATTGAGGTAGGGATATTGAGATTGGAAGCATTGGGATAAGGAAACGTTACATTCCCTAAATCTTTGTCATAAACCTTCTCACGGTTGTCTTTAATATCGTCTTCTAACTCTTTACGGCTGGCACTAGTCAGGGCAATCTCGTTCGCACTCCATACTTTACGAGCAATATCCATTAAATCTTCTTTGTCTAACTTAGAATAAATCGGTTTTGTCATTATCCACTACTCCTTGGGGTTGTGCGGAACCTTTATCCTCCATGTATTGCCTGGCATTGAATTTTTTTAAGTTTGTATAAGCTTCATTCACCGTATCAAACACCCTCATACGCTGACCAAACTCATTCATGATTGCGTATTTACCATCACCGTTTGGTACGACTGTAAAGTGCATTAGAATCCCCTAAAGATATCCTGGTATTTTCCACCCAAGCGGAGTACTGTATCCACCACCGTATCCACCTCTATTTAAAGCCATAATGTTATTACGAATATCTAAAGAAGTATTTCCAGGATTAGGCCCCAAATTACCGCCACCATACGGGCTGCTTCCACCACCATACGGGCTGGCATAACTACCATACGGATTACTTGACCCATACCGATAACCGCTACTGGGATATTGAGTGAACATATACGGATCCTGTTGCCGTGCATTATATAAACGTCCCCATAACTGCATTGGATTACCTTGATATAGTTTCGCTAACGCACTACGCCAAATCGGGCCGAAGGATGAATATATACCGCCACCAGCACGTTGGCCTTGAGTTCCTTGCTGTAACTCAGCTGTACTAGGTTGTCTGCCGCTAGTAGTAGTGCCTCCACCATACGGTGAGGTATATCCACCGCCATATAATGACGACCAAGGGATTGAATATCGTTGGTAAGGACTAGTTCTGTAAGGGTTGCTATAGCCGTAAGGATTGCTAGACGAAGAATACGGTGGAAACACATTCTTCCATATAGCCTTTTGAAAATCAGCAACGTTTATAAACCGATTACCAAATTGAAGCTGTGGAATCAGGTTCCCTTCAGCATCAGTAGTATAGCTAACCCCAGGAACCTTAAAACCTGTAGTAGGAGTAGTATTTGTTGGCGTAGTAGTAATAAAAGGAGTAACTGTCTCGTTACCAGGAGTGAATCTTAAAGTACCTACGTCACCGCCACCCTGTAACCGCCGTATCTGTTCTTGTCGCCCTTGCTCGTATATGTTTCGATTAGCTATTCTTACTGCCATAAACTACCTCCTGGTTTTCTTCTTAACCCCTAAAATATCGCTTATGCTTGGTTTCTTTAGATCCTCTATCTTCCGTAAAGTCCCGAATACAAATGCCTTTGCACGATCTCCTTTTAATCCCTTTTTCCGTGCAGCTTTAACCAAAGATTTATGTGCGCTATGCGGCATATTATCCTGCCCTCACTCCAGCTCTCTCCATAGGCGTGAGGTTCTTTCTCCTACGTTCAAGCCGCTCTTTGTAACTCCTGCCAGTCCCGAACTTCTTGTTCCTGTACGGGCTTCGCCTAACTGGGATACGCTTGCCGATTACGCACGCTATACATACACTCACGACTAGATCGTCTTTCTCCCCGATAGGTGCCCCTGCCCGACCCCTCTCGTCATAACGATACATGAGCATTTGCTTGACCGTTTCACGGTGGTTTACCTTCAACCTCCGCTCCCGTAAAGCCGTATTCGTTGAAACGATCATTTCACTCTTGGTTATGCTCGTCATTTCCCAGCCGATCTTCTGCGTAACTATCCGCTGGATACCATCGTAACGCTCGCTCATATACAGGTTCGGATAATGCAACCGGTACAACAACTCTTCTGCTATGATTATTCCGCTACTGTTCCTCTCAGGTGCCAGTAACGCATTATTGTAAAAACTCCCTAAATGAAATATCGAGTACACATACTCTTCCGGTGGATACCGTCCGTGAATAACAGCTACCTGCTCAAAACTGTCCAAATCTAAGACAGTAGCAGCACAAAAATCACTCTTGGCGGTAGCACATTCAGCTGAATCTACCCCGATAACATACCTTCTACCCTCTTCAGGAAACCGCCAGATCTGTAGGTCCCCGTGTGAATCACTCCTAAACTCAATAAACTCACCCGTATCAACCAAACTACCACGGTCTTTAGGCTCTTCAGGACACTTAGTAAACACATCGTTTAAGGTAGCGGTATGGAATACAGGACGGCCACTTTCGATGAACGCCTCTTCAGGATTTGACGGGAAATTCTCGTGCATAGCTACTTCATCACCGCCAAACTTGTCCTTTAACGTCCGCCTGTACCAGTAAATCTGCTCGTCAACCAAACTATACCGCTCCTTCATAACACGTTCGTCTTTACTCAAATAAAGCCCTTTCTTCGGTAACGTGCGTTTGTACACAGGATGGTCGTGCCAAGCGAAAAATAACGGTGTGTAGTATCCCGTACCACTCGCCTCTTTCTCACGACTCTGTAACCAATACTTGTGAAACAGGTTCCCACTGCCCCAGGCAGTACTCTCTAACACCACCATACTCTCAGGATCGTTGTCAGGAATAGTCGGCATAATCCCGTTCATGAACCCTTCCGCATCCTGATACCGTGCAAACTCAGATAGGTGCAGCATACTAAACCCACCGGCTACCCCTACTCCACTACCTTCAGCTGAAGCAACAAAGATACTGCTCCCCAACCCGTCCATTACAAGCTCTTTCCTACTCGAATACTTTAACTTAGGCCGGATACTCTCAGGTAATAAATCAAAATAACGCTTCGCCATATTGTACAAATAACCTACACTGTCCTGCTTGTGCGCTACCAAAACCTCATGTACTACCTTCCCCTCTGCAATACTGCGTAACCATTGGCAGAACATAACTGCTTGGATTAACGTACTTAACCCCTCACGGCGTGCCTTTAATATAATTAACCGTATGGGCTTCTTGGCCTTCCTCAACTCAACTATCTTGTCGTAGACCTTACGCTGGATAGGATTCAATACCAAGGGCATGATCTTACCGTCTGTACCACGGATCTTTAAATATCCCTCAATAAACCGTAACTCGTCAGTAAACAATAAGTTAACTAACTTCCCCATCCACCACTCCCTTCTTGTTCTTGTACTCTAACCACTCGTTCACTACCTCGTCCCGACCACTCCGTACCTTAGAAGCTAATACCTTGGCAGCCTCAGCACTTAAATGATCCACTACCGTGTACCGTACGTCCTTCTTACTCACCATGACACCAGCTAATAAATCACGGTGCGCACTCTTCATAACGTCATTGCAATACAAAATAGTCGTCTGTAACAAATCAGCTGGCGTTACACTGTGCTTGTTCGCATACTCCTGTGCGTCCGCTTGCACCTTCCCAAAATCAGCCGCCTTACCCATAATCTACACCCCTCCTTAAATTAACTAAGCCTCCATATTAAGTAAAAAGTGTTGCACTTTTAGGGCCTAAATCATTCCAATACAACATTCTAAGTGTCTCACTTTTGATCGTAAGTGTCTGCAATGCAATAGGCATTTTCCGAAAAACGCACACCTGAGAAATTTATTTCGCAAATTATTTTTCACGAAAAAACGTAACTACTTGCAAATCAATGCTAAAAAAAATAAAAAAAATGAAGTTTTTTTTGGTAGTGCGCAACTAACAAGCAATATCTACCAAAAACTAGGTGTGAAAAAAGATGTAAAACCAGAGTATGAAGAAAGTAACCAATCAAGAGTATGTGTGTGGAAAGAGAAACAACTGTATCAAGAGTGTGTGTAGTGAGAGATAAGAGATTTCTTTAAGGGCGTAATATATATATACCCCCAGGGGGGTGCGTCCCCTATACCCTGCCTTCATGCGTGTATATATAATTAAATAAAATTAATGCGTGTGCATGGGTGTATAATAAAAAATAAGAGCTTGAAAATGTGGTGAGTTAACACTTCGTTAATTATGCGACGTTGATACCTTGCATAACATGCACGCAATCAACACAATATAGCTTTAGCATGTTATGTCAATAGCATTTCAAGACGAAACTATACCATTTCACATTCCCAAAACCATTTTTTTTATTTAATAATATACTTTACATTCCCTTACTTTAATGAGAGGACGTACCGTTTTTGAGATTGATTACGTTAACCAATAATTATAGTTACTAATGATAATGATTTAGATAGCCCTTTAGCCCTTCATGAGTTTATTAGCCCTTTATAAGAGCGTGTTATAATGATTTGAGGCTTTTGAGGCTATTTAAATCAGACTAAATACTGTTACTTATATTCAGGTATATAAAGATAATATAAGTTATTTATAAATATTTAGGGGTGTTTAAGGGCTTGGGCGGATTTGGGGTAGAATGTCAAGAGGTGAGGGGTTTATGTGGGTGTGTTGTTTGTTGCTTCGTTGAATATTGGCTGCAGCGTCGAGGAACGTTGTTTTTTTTGTTGTTCAAATCATGGTTTATTTGCTCTAAGCCTTTGATTGCCTTTGAATTGCGTTCATGCGTGCCATGCTAGTTTTTTGGGTGTGCAAATAAAAAAAAGAATTATACCGACGCTGTAGAGTCAACTGCGCTTGACAGCAAAGCAATGCCATGTTATACTGTGGCGAGATTTAAAAGCGAAAAACCAGGAGAAAAAAAATGGCAAAGCAAATGGATAGAATAACGATTACCTTCTACGACAGCGATCAAGTAAAGCTAGCTGGCATGTTCCGGCAGATAGCTGGGAAACAAGGCTACACTCTTAATAAATTACTTATTAAGTTAATAGGGGAATATAATGAAAAACACAAACACCTTGCATAATATTTTTTTGTCTAGAATATACTGTACAATACCGTACAGCACAACAACGGGAGGTGGAAAGATGAATAAACAAAAAGCATTAAATATTTTAGGAAACAGAGCAGTTTGGGAATTACGCAACATGAAAAAAGCATTATCAGTTATGGAAATATTTAATACTAAAGAAGAAAATGAACGATTAGAAGCAGTCAAAACATTATTGAGAATTAACTAACACCGCCCCAGGCGGAAGGAGGTTTTATCATGATAACTTATGAAACAGGAAAGGCTCTTAAATTTACCGAGCAAGATGTATGGACGGAAGGATGTTTGCCAGAAACGACACAAACAGCTTTAATTGATATAACCTTTTCAGCCAATAGTATTAAAGAATTAATAACAAAGATAAAAGATTTTTACAATGTCAAAGATGATGATTTATTGCTCAATGCTTGTGATGAAAATGGCAGAATTGATATTAGTATTTTAGAGGACGATAATTCAACACAAGCAGATAAACACAATATAATCCTATGGAAACAAGGGAAAAAACGTTTATGGGCAAGTATTTACAGCTACAATATTGAAAAAGTTACAAGGGAAACGGTAAAAATTTAAAGGCAAAGCCGAGCCTTAATCCGGCATTTGGAGGTGTTATGATGGCAACGGAAGAAAGAAACAGAGCGGAAGAACAAGCAAAAGCGCAATTTGATAGCATACAAGATATGCTGCACCGTAAAGCGCAAGCGGTAGAAAAAAAGAATTATAATTTAGAAGAAGAAATACAAGAGGAAATATACAACGATCCTCTTTCTGTAGAAGTAACAAAGCAGTACGAAATATTGCTTTGCTGGGGTGGGCCAGCTTGCCGGATTAGTGGGGCGCTTGACGAATACAACATGCCAGAGACAGCAAAACTCCAATATCAAGATTGGGGAACTTACTGGACTGACTACACTGGAAATGAAGAAACATTGCTTGAATATGCTAGAAACTTTTATTATGGAGAAAGTAACTAACACGCTCAAAGGGCAAAGGAGGTTTTTATGCGCTTCATAGCCTTACTCATAGGCAGTTTACTAGCCTTAACAGCAATACACGCCCATAGCACCGTTACAAAGACAAGCGATTTATTGGGGTACTGGACAGGCATGACAAAAACCCAACGATCTGATATTATTCAGGTTGTTAAACTCATGTCAAAGGAGGTAATACCATGCAGCAACTAGTATTCAAACGCCCCAAACTCACCATAATCGAGGGCGTATGCCCTGCTTGTGGGGGGAAAAGTACCGGGGCTTATATTGACGGTGAAGAACAATATGTTTATACCTGTAATGAATGCTGTTCAACCCATATAATCCCAAGGGATTATCAACCAAAGGAGGTAACACAATGAAATACTGTATTATTGTAGTAGCATTGGCGTTAATCAGCACCCCTGCCCTGGCAGGATCATGGAATAGCTACAATTATGACACCGGAGAAACCGTTACAGGCTCCGATAATTCATATTATAGCTACGGGACACGAAGCACAACAGGCAGCAGCTATAACATTGATACTGGCGAAATAACCACTTACAATTTCACAACTGATTCAAACGGCTACACTACCGGCTCAAGCTACAATATAGACAGAGGTGAAATCACCACTTACAGCGGATACGACTATTAAAAAAGGAAGGGCAAATATGGCTATTGACAAGCAGAATATTATGTGCTTTATTGTAATAGTGCGTCGCATAGGGAGGGATTATGATAGAGAACAGATACCCAGGGCTAGATCGGATACCGAAATTGTTTACTGTAGAAGAATTGGCTGATTTGCTAAAAATGAACGCCTGGACTATCAGGAATCATTTAGCATACGGTGATTTAGAGTGTTTCAGATTGGGTAGATTGATTAGAATTAGTGAACAGCAGATATGTAATTGGCTCAAAGAAAACCTAGATCCCAATCCAAAAGCATGGATAGTAGACGAAGAACAGCGACGGAGAATTAATAAACTTGACACAGAACATTGTTTTTGATACCATAACACCATGTAATTTTTGAAAAGGAGAAATCAAATGATTGGTGTAACAAATCCTGGTGAGGAAAGGAACAGCTTTTTTGCGTCTAAATTCAATTACTCAGTGCTAGAGCATACTGTTCTACCTATCCAGAAATGGTTAGGTCAATCTCACCAGGTTGGCACTGGGTATTTTTTTTATGTAATTAGTAGAGTTGAGTGTTTGACAAAGTACCTTGTTGCATACAGTTTGGTTAAGTTGAAGCAAGTGTAAACTGTTGCAGGAGGGGAATTTACATCCGGTATATTATGCGACGTTGGCGCTTCAACCGCAAAAGGGGGAAAGGATGAGTA